CAACAGGTCTTGCTGAATATCAAACAGGTGAATTTATCGCTGTAGAACATGGTGGTACTGGTGCAGTAACTCTTACTTCAAATGCAATTCTTTTAGGTAATGGTACAAGTGCTGTACAAAATTCAGCAATTGGTATATCTGGTACAACTCTTTCATCTACAGATTCATCTACCATAACAATCGCCGAAGCATTATCAGTTACAGGTGCATTAAATGTTACAGGAACAATTACAGGTACTATTTCAGGTAATGTTACAGGAACAACAACTGCTGGTAATATACAAGTTGGCGTTACAGGTAATAATGAAATAGATACAACTTCAGGAAATTTGACATTAGATTCTGCTGGTGGTACAGTTGCTGTTGATGATAACTTAACAGTATCAGGTAATACTACAGTAACAGGAAATTTAACAGTAAACGGAACAACTACAACAGTTAATTCTACAACAATAGAAATTACAAATTCATTTACGTTTGAAGGTTCAACGGCTGATGATTATGAAACTGTTTTAGGTGTTGTTGATCCAACTGCTGATAGAACAATTAATTTACCAAATGCTTCAGGTACAATTGTATTACAAGACACAACTGATACTTTAACAAATAAAACAATTAATAGTGACTCAAATACACTAACATTAGATTTATCTGAAGGTACTTTAACTGGTACAACTGCTGAATTTAATAGTGCATTATCAGATGGCTCATTTACTACATTAGCAGGTACAGAAACTTTAACAAATAAGACTTTAACAAGTCCTGTAATTTCATCAATTTCAAATTCAGGTACTTTAACACTACCTACATCTACTGACACATTAGTGGGTAGAGCAACAACAGATACTTTAACAAACAAAACTATTAACACTGCTAGTAATACGATTACTATTGTTGAAGCAGATATTTCCGATTTACAATCATATATTTTAGCAGGATCAACAGATACTTTAACGAACAAGACAATTGACGCTGATAATAACACACTTTCAAACATAGGAGATAGTGAATTATCAAGTGGTATCAGCGCTACTAAAATAGGTAATGGAGATGTTGACAACACAGAATTAAGTTATCTTAATGGTGTGACAAGCGCTATTCAAACACAAATAGACACAAAAGCGTCAACTGCATTCGCTATCGCACAAGCTGTTGCACTTGGTTAATACTCTACTATTCTTATAAATAGTAGAAAATAGAGGGATAGTATGGCAACACCATCAAGTAGAGAAGAATTAAAACAATACGCTTTAAGAGCACTTGGAAAACCAGTCATAGAAATTAACGCTGATGACGACCAATTAGAAGATAGAATTGATGAAGCGTTACAATATTTCGCACAGTATCACTATGACGGTATAAGAAGAACGTACTTAAAGTATCAATACACACAGGCTGATTACGACAGAATAAATGCTGATACATCTGAATCAGTAACTAAAAATTCTGTAACAACAACTTGGAAAGAGGGTAACGCATTTATAGTGGTACCTGAAAGTGTAATCTCTGTAATTAATATATTCCCATATTCTAACAAAGGTAATTTAAACTTATTTGATGTAAGATACCAATTAAGATTAAATGACCTTTATGATTTTTCTTCAACATCAATTATTAACTATGATGTTGTGTTAAGACATTTAGATTTTTTAGACCACATACTTGTTGGTGAAAAACCATTAAGATTTAATCAACACGACAATAGACTTTACATAGACCAAGATTGGAAAAATGATTTACAAGTTGGTGAATATATGGTTATTGAATGTTATAGAAAATTAGATCCAACTGTTTATACTGATGTTTATAATGACATTTATTTAAAAAGATATGTCACTTCATTATTTAAAAAACAATGGGGCGCAAATTTATCTAAATTCAATGGGGTCGCTATGATTGGTGGCGTATCATTAAATGGTCAACAGATTTATTCTGAGGCATTAAATGACATTGAAAAATTAGAACAAGAAATAAGAAGTTCATACGAATTAAATCCAGCAATGATGATAGGATAATGCTATGGCCGTCAACCACTATTTTCAACAAGGTAAGGGCATAGGAAGTTCCGAAGAACAAAGACTTTATGAAGATATAATCATAGAGGGTTTGAAAATCTACGGACAAGATATTTACTATCTTCCTCGTTCAATCGTAAATAAAGACTTAATTTTAGGTGAAGATATGCTGTCTAGGTTTAGAACAGCACATATGATTGAAATGTATATGGAAACCACTGAAGGTTTTGCTGGCGAACAAGAGATTGTAAATAAATTTGGTTTAGAAATTAGAGAAGATACTACATTTATGGTATCTAAAAGAAGATTTGATGAAGCAGTAGATAGTAAAACTTCATTAGTTAAAGAAGGAAGACCAAACGAAGGCGATATACTTTATATGCCTTTGATGAATAGTTTTTTTGAGATTAAATTTGTACAAGATCAAGAGCCATTTTTTCAATTAAGTAACTTACCAGTTTACAAACTCGTATGTACTCGTTGGGAATACTCTGGTGAACAAATTGATACAGGTCTTACAGATATTGATAGTGCAGAAGATCAATACTCCACTGATACTCTACAACATCAATTTACACTTGAAGATGATACAGGTTCATTACAATTAGAAACTGAAAGTGTCAATGGTGATAGATTTTACTTTATCAATGAAGATCATAGTTTTAATGTTCAAACTCAATCACTATATTCAGATAATTTAGATTTAGATAGTGAAGCAGGATTTGATACAGCGTCAACAGCAGATGATATATTAGATTTCACAGAACGTAACCCGTTTGGTGATCCTGACCAAGGAGAGTTTTAATGTTTGGAACATATTTTTACAACGAATCAATGAGAAGAATGACCATCGCATTTGGTCAACTTTTTAATAAGATTAAAGTAAAAAGAAAAGATAGTGAAGGCGATGTAGTACAATCTATGGCTGTTCCATTAGCATATGCGCCAAAAGAAAAGTTTTTAGTTAGATTAGATCAACAACCCTCTTTAGATGAAAGAGAGTTTGCGATTACTTTACCTCGTATGAGTTTTGAAATATCAGGTATATCATATGATGGCTCTCGTAAGTTAACAAGAGTTCAAAAGTATAAACAAGTTAAATCAGGCGAAGATGGAAAAGTAATGACTTATAATTATACACCTGTACCTTATAACATATCATATACTTTAAATGTATTTACAGCGACTGCCGAATCAGGATTACAAATAGTAGAACAAATACTTCCATTTTTTCAACCAGATTACACAGTTACAGTAAACGCTGTACCATCTTTAAACATCAAAAGAGATGTACCAATTATACTTAATGATGTTAATTATGAAGATAGTTATAGTGGTGATTTTACACAAAGAAGAGCAGTAATATACACATTAAACTTTACGGCGAAAACATATTTATTTGGACCTTCAACAACTCAAGGCGTTATTAAAGAAGTACAATCTGATCTATATTCAGATACTGATACTACAAATAAAGCGAGAGAAGAAAGAATAGTTATAGTTCCTAACCCAACTAGCGCAGACGCTGATGACGATTTTGGGTTTACAACAACAATTACGTCATATACAGACGGTAAAAAATACAATCCATCAACAGATTCAGATGAATAAATAGTATAAATAATATAGAGAGAAACACCTATGTCAATTAGTAAAATTAAAACTGGTTCAATTACCACAGATGCAATCACAGAAGCAAAAGTAGCAGATAACGCTATTGAAAACGAACACTTAAATTCAAACGTTATAACAGGTCAAACTGAATTATCAGCATCAGCTGCAACTGATGATGTGTTACTTGTTTATGATACAAGTGCAGGTGTTATTAAAAAAATTGCTGCTTCTAATGTAGGACTTCAACAGCCTGCGATTTCTTCTATATCACCAAGTAATTTATTATCAGGTGATGGTACAGGTAATTATACTATTACTATTACAGGAACAGGTTTTTTAGAAGATGCCACTGCAAAATTAACTACAGACGGTGGAACTGATATATCTTTTGATACAGTAACTAGAAACTCATCAACTCAATTGACTTGTGTTGTTGCAAAAAGTAC